GTGGAATGAAAATGGACATTATTCCAGGCAATCATGATACATACTATAAAAATACAAATAACCTAAACTCTTTGAAGGAATGTTTAGGTCACTTCATGAATGAAATTCACATTGTAATGGAACCACGTGTAATGGAATATGGTTCATTAAAAATGGCATTACTGCCATGGATTAATTCTGAAAATTATGAATCGTCAATGAATTTTATTAAGGAATGTAAAGCCGATTGGCTTGGTGGCCATTTGGAATTAAATGGATTTGAAATGATGCGTGGTGTAAAAAATACCCACGGTATGTCTGCAGATATATTTAAAAAGTTTGAACTAGTACTTACCGGTCATTTCCATTGTTCATCACGTAGAGATAATATTTGGTACCTTGGTAGTCAAATGGAATTTTTCTGGTCCGATGCACATGATCCAAAATATTTCCATGTCATTGATACAGAAACAAGAGAGATAGAAAAAATAAAAAATCCAAATACTTTATTTCAAAAAATTGTTTACAATGATGATAAAATGGATTATAATAACTATAATGTATCCGACTTGGATGGTAAATTAGTAAAAGTTGTAGTTGTAAACAAATCTGATACATTTACATTTGATAGATTTATTGATCGGATACAAAATCAAAATATTCATGAACTCAAAATTGCAGAAAACTTCCAAGAATTTTTGGGTGAAAATATTGAAGATGAAAAAATAAATTTTGACGATACCAGTGAAATAATTGATTCCTATATTGATGCAGTCGATACTGATTTAAATAAGGATAAAATTAAAATACAAGTACGTGAATTGATGACTGAGGCCCAGGCTCTGGAATTTGCATGATTATATTTAAAACCCTTAGGTATAAAAATTTCCTTTCATCAGGAAATAATTTTACTGAAATTAATTTAAACGAAAATAAATCCACACTTGTTGTTGGACAAAACGGCGCTGGTAAATCTACCATGCTAGATGCTTTGTCCTTTGGATTATTTGGTAAAGCGCATCGAAACATTAACAAATACCAATTAATTAATTCCATTAATAATAAAGGTTGTTTGGTTGAAGTAGAATTTTCCATTGGAGGTAATCACTTTAAAATTTGTCGTGGTATTAAACCAGGCATTTTTGAAATTTGGAAAAATGATACAATGATTAATCAATCATCGCACTCCAAGGAATACCAAAAAATATTAGAACAAAATATTTTAAAATTAAATCATAAATCATTTCATCAAGTAATTGTACTCGGTAGTTCCTCATTTATACCTTTTATGCAATTACCAGGCGGACATCGTAGAGATGTCATTGAGGATTTACTCGATATTAATGTTTTTTCAAAAATGAATGTAATCCTAAAGGAACGAAATGCACAGTTAAAAGATAACCTCAAACAGATAGATTACAACATAGATATTGTGAAAACTAAAATTGAATCTCAAAAGAAGTATATTCGCGATATCGCAGCACTAACTGAAGAGAATCGAAAGGACTATGAATCTAGGATACAAGCATCGCAGAGTGTCATCGATGAACTACAGACTGAGAATAGTGAGCTTAGCCTCGGACTCGATGAATCTGTATCAGAAGCCGAACAAAGGCTGGGACTGCTACAGGATAGGAAGCAGAGTCTACTCCTCAGAGGTCAAGATCGGCAATCGACTATCCGCGACCTCGAGAAGCGGATCACCTTTTTCGAAGAGAATGAATCGTGTCCCGTGTGCGACCAAACCATTTCAGACAGCCATAAATCTGAGATTTTACTATCGACACAAACAGATAGGGATCGGTGGAAGGCAGAGATTAAAGAAATCGGAACTGAAGGCCAAGGAGTGGAATCGGAGATTAGTGAACAGACTAGCCTACTTTCAACGCTTCGAGATCGGGTACATAAACTCACTGCCAACTCGAAAGAGATTTCAAAACTGCAAGCAACCATATCTGATTATCGGTCGCATATAGAAAAAGAGATTGGCGCGGATCTGACTGAGGCTCGTGCCGATCTCGCTAAATATGAAGATGACAGAAGCGATCAACTCGAAAGTAAGATGAGAATCTCTGAAGAGTTTAATTACAATGCTGTCATCGTAGAAATGCTGAAAGACACTGGAATCAAGACTAAAATTATTAAACAGTACTTACCTGTAATGAATAAACTTGTGAATCAATATCTACAGGTTCTCGATTTCTTTGTACACTTTCATCTTGACGAATCATTTCAAGAGGTCATTCGTTCAAGACATAGAGATGAATTTACCTATGACTCATTTAGTGAAGGTGAGAAACAAAGAATTGACTTGGCTCTTCTTTTTACTTGGCGACAAGTAGCAAAGATGAAGAACTCTGTATCAACTAATCTTCTTTTACTTGATGAAACATTTGATTCAAGTCTTGACCACGATGGTGTAGAAAATCTACTGAAAATTCTATACACGCTTGGCGAAGATACAAATGTATTCGTTATCTCTCATAAAGGCGAGATACTTGACGGTAAGTTCAATCACAAGATAGAGTTTGTGAAAGAAAAGAACTTTAGTAAGATGAAAAACAGTGTACAAGCCAATGAACTTGTGTTATAATATACCTATCTTTTGGAGGATATATAATGGAACTAAATGAAAATACTTTGAATGTCTTGAAGAACTTTTCGGGTATTAATCCGAATGTGTTGATTCGAGAAGGTAATACTGTAAAGACAATCTCAGAAGCACGTAATGTTGTTGCTACTGCGGTTGTAGAACAAGAGTTTCCTCAAGACTTTGGCATCTATGATCTCTCTGAGTTCATTGGTGTACTTGGTCTTGTTGATGTTCCTCGGCTTAAATTTGCCGAAGAGTATGTTACAATCGGTGATTCTACCGGTCGTACAAAGGTTAAGTACTTCTTCTCACCAGAAGAAACACTGACCACCCCTCAGAAAGACATCATCATGCCTGAGTGTGAGGTGAAGTTTACACTGACTAATGATACACTGAATAAAATCAAGAGAGCTGCATCCGCTCTTGGTCATGAAGAAGTGTCTATTACTGGCAAAGATGGTGTAATTAGTCTTTCTGTTGTAGATAGCCAGAACTCTACATCGAATGCATTTTCGATCGACATCGATGGAGAGTATCCAGATGGAGTAGAGTTTAACTTTATACTTGGTATCTCAAATCTAAAAATCATAACTGGTGATTATGATGTAGAGATTTCAAGTAAACGTATATCTCGCTTCAAACACAAAGAACTAAATGTTCAATATTGGATTGCATTAGAAAAAACATCTTCGTACGGAGTTTAATATGAGTGAAGAGAAGAATGAACCTGATCAGTATGATCATTTGTTGACACTTTCAAATCAAGTGTCTCGTTCAACAGTTGCTGTGATTGATGCTATGTCTCAACGTGGTGCTGTTAAAGGCGAAGAGATGTCTACGCTTGGTAAATTGCGTGATGACGCAGTACAAGTTATCCAAGTCGTTGAAAACATCCAACAAGAAAAGGCAATGGAAGAAGAATAAACTGTTTACACCCTTTGTGAAACTTGTTATAATATATTATGTGAGGTGTAAATGTCTAATGATTTCTTGTGGGTAGAAAAGTATCGCCCTAAAACAATTGCCGAGACTATCTTACCAGATAATCTCAAACAAACATTCCAAAAGATAGTGGATACCGGTGAATTGCCTAATATGCTTTTCACTGGTACCGCTGGTCTTGGTAAAACTACAGTCGCGAAAGCTATGTGTAATGAACTAGCACTCGACTATATTATTATTAACGGTTCTGAAGAAGGTAACATTGATACTCTTCGAACTAAGATAAAACAATTTGCTTCTACAGTTTCTTTGCAAGGTGGTTACAAAGTTGTAATCCTTGACGAAGCAGATTATCTCAATCCACAATCGACACAACCCGCACTTCGTGGCTTTATCGAAGAGTTTGCAAACAACTGTCGATTTATTCTTACATGTAATTTTAAGAATCGTATTATTGAACCACTTCATTCTCGTTGTGGTGTATACGAATTCAATACTTCGAAAAAAGATATGGCCGATTTAATGGGTCATTTTATGCAACGTGTAACTGCAATACTTGAAGCTGAAAGCGTACAGTTTGAAAAGAAAGCAGTTGCTGATTTGATTGTTAAATACGCACCCGATTGGAGGAGAGTACTTAATGAACTACAACGCTATTCTGTTCTGGGCCATATTGACAGCAGCATTTGTTCTTCTAGTAGTGGAGCCTTTGATGATCTCTTTCTTTTTCTAAAGGAAAAAGATTTCAAAAAGATGCGTGCATGGGTTGTAAATAATATAGATACAGATGCAGCCGCTATTTTTCGAGGTTTGTATGATAACATGGGTAATAAGGTACAACCACATTCAGTACCACAGCTCGTATTGATTCTTGCAGACTATCAATATAAGAATGCTTTTGTGGCTGATCATGAACTTAATGTCGTCGCATGTCTTACGGAGATTATGGCAAATGTCCAATTCAATTAAACTGAAATTATATACACAACCAAGATGTGACTATTGTGATATTATGAAGATGAAGTTAAAAGAATGGGGTTATAATTTTGAGGTTGTAAATATAAAAGATAACGCTCAAGCTCTTGCATTCCTTCGTCTTAAAAACCACAGAACTGTTCCACAGCTTTATTGGAATGATACGCATCTCAATAAAGTAGATACCCTAGAATTTACAAAAGAAATGTTAGAAGAACAATTAGATTGGGATAGTTATGTTGGCGGCGTGGAGAGCTTTGGATAGTAGTGACAAGACAAGTCTTATACTGACTTTTCAAGTTGCAATTATTACTAGTTTCTTTTTAAGTCTTGAAGGTATGATGCTAATATGCATATCTCTTTATGTTTTTCTTCGTTATGTACAAAGACCGTGGAGTAAATACGATGACAAATCCATTCCAATATTTGAACGCCATAAATGATACTAAACAGAATATTATGGTAGATGATATTGCCGAAAAAGGTTACAACTCTTTTATGGTGAATCGTGGTCTTTCTTATTTCAAAGATACTGTTCTCTTTGCAAATGAAATGAATCGTCACCACCATCTCGATAATCGTTTACAATTCGACTTTCTTATAAATATAATCAGAAAGCGTAAAAGGTTTTCCAAATGGATCAAACCCGATACTGCGAGTGATGTGGAAGTAGTTAAGGAATATTATGGCTATAGCAACGAAAAAGCCCGCCAAGTCTTAACCCTTCTCACAACTGAACAGATTAATGAATTAAAGAAGAAGGTTTATAAAGGTGGAAGAAAATAATATTGTCGAATGGACACCAGCGTCAATGCTGGAAATAACGTTGAACGAACCTGATGATTTCCTTAAAGTAAGAGAAACACTTACACGTATCGGCGTTGCATCTCGTAAAGATAAAAAATTATTTCAATCATGTCATATCTTGCATAAACAAGGTAGATATTTTATTGTGCATTTTAAGGAACTATTTTTATTGGATGGTAAAAAATCCAATCTGGAAGAAAACGACATTGCACGTAGAAATACCATTGCACAATTAATGAGTGATTGGGGTTTAATTAGTATTGATAGTGGTAGGAAAGTTGAACCTCTTGCACCTATGAGACAAATTAAAATAATTCCTCTTAAAGAAAAAAATAATTGGGAACTTTGTCCAAAATATAATATTGGAAATAAGTAAACCTATATAAATAGATTCGGATGCCGCATGGTGCGGGTCCACTACAACCTTGCTTAATTGGAGGCAAATATGACTGGAACATTCGCATTCCCGCGAAACGCATTTCTTGGTTTCGACCACATCTTCGATCAGTTGGATAACATTCACCAACACGCGAAGGATACCTATCCACCACACA